TACCATTCCCTCCCTTATCGATCAGGTTGCGGAACAATTCATACAGACCGGTGGAGGCAAGACCACTGAACAGGCCGCCCAGGAGGATCTGCGGGGTAAAGAGGAAACCGCAGATCCAGACATTCAGAATCACGCCCAGCACGCCCATAATGAGCGGGATGTAGCGGTTCACCTTGTCAGTGGGAACCACATTCTTCAGAATGTAGCCCACACACAGGCAGATGCCCACCACGATCAGCACGATGTAGTCGTTGAGAAATTTCAGGTCCATTTCAATTACTCCTTTCAAGTCAATACTTCCCATGTTGTTACTTCTTCTTTGATTTTCTCTATGAATGAATTTCCTTTTAGGGCTTTGTACGCGTCATACTCCAAAAGGAAATTTTCATACTCATATTGTCTAATCGTCTTGTTGTCCCGGTTCTTGTAATATGTATGTAACATATCGCTACGGAGGAGGCACTTTTGTCCATCCTGAACCCTTTTCAGCCCGAGAACACGATCACGAATTGGTTTAACGATGAGGACGATGAGAGCAATAATACCGGTGATGCTCGATGCAATTTCCGTAATGCCTTTCAAAAACTCCATTGAACTCCTTTCTACCCGTAAACTCCCGGGCTGGATTGAATTTCGCAGCGTTGGGTTACTTCCAGTAGGCTTTTACATCATAAAAATATGCTCTATAACCGGTTCCTGCGGTGTCATCATAATTTCGGTTATATACAGATATACTTCCGTCAGCATACAGACCACCACAGGTAATGATATTAGGACGAGCAGCACGATTGTCGTCATTGCCATACCAGTTCGTGACCGTCACAACGCTACGATTCTCGTTTACAATTGGAAACGGTGCCGCTGGACTACGGTGCCATCCGGTGTCCAAAGTAAAGCCTTGCTCTTTTCCCCAGTATTCACCAAGGCCGCTATTCCACTTCCGATATGTCCAAATACCACTGGTACCTTGCTCAACTATATAGTCGCCAATACCCAAGTCAGCACGAAGCTCTTCCAATGTACGGTAATAAATCCAACCGGCATTATCAAATACTGCAATCTTAGGCGGCGCTTTGCTCAGGTCTGTGGTCGCAGTGCTTTGTAGCCATGTGCCTGTTAGGTATTTACCTGTTAGATTTCCGTTCAACTGTAGGTTTTTTTCAAGCTTAACATTCTCACCAAACACGGCTGGCATTTTGACGGTAAACCCATCACCCTCAGCAATACCACCAAAGGTAATGCCTTTACCGGATGCTGGAACATGATACAAACAATATCCCGTAGATATAGAGGTTACTGCACTTGTAGTTCCAAACTTATCTGTAAGATTTATTTGGACTTCATAAGAATGAGCATCACTCATTTGGATAACAGGCGGATTGCAGTCCTGATCATACGCGGATAAAGTTATCGCGGGGGCATTTATCCATGCAGTAGCACCAGACTGACGATATCTTACGCTACAAGCCTTAGTGTTTTTATTGGATAAGGGCGTAATGGTGCAATGGAAAGAGATTTTACCATATCCACCACGATCGTTTTCGACCCCGTTAGCATTGCATCTGCGAACCTTTAGATTGGTTATCTGAGGTCGAGAATATGCGAGAACTGTAATATTAGACGAGATCGATCCAGATCGCCCTCGACCATCCGTAACAGTAGCACTAATTGTGTTAGCTCCAACTGTTTTTAAAGCACTCGTAGTGAAACTCTTAGCAGAATAAGTAGCTCCATTGGCCGATGCCGAGTAACGAGATATCGGGGAACTATATGCTTGCGTTGTGTTTATCGTAACACTAAGTTGAGATTCTCCTTGGATATATCCGCCATAAGTCGATGCATAACCCTTACTGTCAGACAAACTCAGAGTACATGACGGTTTTACACTGCTTGGAATGGTGAACCATACTGATTTACTATTTGTGCCGACTAAGGTTGAGCCATTATACGTCGACAATGTAAAGCTGCAATATACTTTTTGTCCGTACGGAGCCGTGGTTGCAAGTTTCAGTTCTGGGGTAAAGCTCCAAGATGTTGCCGATGACTTTGTAGCAAGAGTTCCGCTATAGCTACCGCATTCCCAAGTAAGGGTGTGTGTAAAACTAGAGGACTTTCTATCGGCTGTTAGTGTCGTCTTAGTTCCGAGCGTTCCGTCAGAAGCCGACAAAGTGCTAGCTCGAGCAATGGTGTCAAGCGTAAATGTTTGAGACCCGGTGCATTCGATAGTAGCATAGTAGATTGCTGCGCCGAGACTAACGCTAAAAGATCTGGTGCCATCACTATTGTGGCTAATAGTTTTAGTACCAGTGGCAATTGTTCCACGGTATCTGTCAACCGCGTCCGTCTTACTGAAAACCCGATCTCCGTCAATGTCTACATAAACAGTCCGTTCAGTCATCCAAGAGGAATAACCGCCAGCGGTGCTAAGTGTCCAAGATATTGTACTTGTGTTATTAGCAATTGATTGTGTTGCTGACCAAGATAAAGTGTAGTATCTACCTTCGCCTTCACCGCGGCAACCATTTGTAGAAACGCTTCCGCTTAAAGCCATTAGCTACTCACCTCCGTATCGCTTACTTTCAGGAACATTAGAGATCCATCTGATCTCGGAATAAAAGCAAAGTTACCAAACTGAGCTCGTTCATTTGTGGTCACTTCAATATTACCTGTGTGCAGATAGTTTCCATCCCACCAAGCAATCTTTTGACCATTCTTAAAGAATCCAATTTCGTTGTTATCAAGCACAAGTTTAAGCGAGTTTTCACCAGAACCAATTGTAAGTCCGTTGGTATCGAACTTAAAATACTTGGATAAGGTCTTACTCAAATTACTGATCTTATCATCAGCAGATTTAGCTGAATCACTTATGGCTTTGGTGTTATTTTCAGCATGCTCTTCGACACCCTCTATCCTTTTAGATGTGGTGTCTTTATCCGTAGCATAATTAGACTTGTTCACATACTCATCTGAAATCGTATTCTCCAAATCACTAGAGGCTTTTGCTACAGCGTCAACAACCTCAGTTTTGGTGGCTCGAATCTCAATGGCCGACCGGTTTTGTTCAATCGATGTCTCGCAATTGGCGGCCTTGTTGTATGCTTCTTTGGCGGCCTCATAGCTGCTTGACTTCGATACCGCAGAATAACTGAAAGTTCCATTCGTAAACACGGTGCAGTCGACAAAATATAGCGTATTTGTTGACCCGGAGGAATAAGTGGGCTCTGTGGAGGTCCAGCCGCTTGGCGGATTGGCTGTAGGTTTGGCCGGAACAATGGTCGTAGATGACTGAAGCTTGTAATATCTGGTGACCGATGAAATATCGATTATCCAGGAGATGGTAACCGTCGCTCTTGCCTTAATGGCCATCGTCAAGGCCTCCTCTCCTATTATTCAAGCTGACAAGTATAAACTTCGGAGTTTGTGACATTACTTGCGCTTACCGTAATAGTCTTTGCGGGAGTCCCCGTTGTGCTGCTACCCTTGTACCATTTGACCGTTCCGAGAGAACCACAGACACCGGCATCGGTGATTGTCTGCTCAACAGCACCCTTAAAGACATGAGCCGTAAGAACGGTAGAGCCGGAATTGTTTTTAAACACCGTACCGTTGGACGATGTGATCGTCAGGGTAATAGCATCCGCTCCGGCCGCACCAGTAGCGCCCTGCTTAGCAACGCTATATTGGGTGTCGGTCTTGCCATTCGTATATGTGAATACGGTTTTGGTCCAAAGATACTGCCCTGCAGATACCGACGGAATGTTCGGCGACCAGCCGCTGGTAGGTGCGGCAGTATTAGACGAGGAAGCCGCGTAGGTAATCTCGGCCTTAGAGATGCCGTTGCCGGTAGCACCGGTATCTCCTTTGCCGCCCGTTGCGCCTTTGATACTTCCCGCATAGACCCATTTCGCCACAGAGGCCGCGCCGGCGACAGTACACTTATATGTATACCCCGTAGATGTATTGAGGTACATATCGTTTACACGGGCATTTGCAACGCCCGAACCGGAGAAAGCTGTAGCAGTCGTGGAAGTCCCGGTAATCCCGGTGCCCGAATACCACTGAGAGCCGGTGGTGCCGGTAGCGCCAGTAGCGCCCTGCTTAGCAACGCTGTAGCTCACGGAGGTCGTATTATCCGTATAGGTCGTAGTAACTCTTGTCCAGAGATATTGGCCCTGTGGCACAGGGGGAATCGTCGTGGACCAGCCACTGGAAGGAACATCTGTATTGGATGCAGACCCCACATACTCCGCCACCGGAGTTCCCTTAATTCCCTTACCCGTAGCGCCCGTGCTTCCGGTTTTAGCTACGGCAAAAGAGAATTTTTTATTCATGGTGATACCGTCAACCGTAATGGGAATGGTGGCTTCGCAAGCCGCAGAGATTGTAGCAGTGGTGGTAAATTTAATCTTGACTTTAGATGATCCGCTGGCAGAAACAGTTGCGCTGATGCCATCGGGGCAGACAATGTCTGCCGCTGTAACATTAACTACAGTACACTGGTTTGTACCGCAGAATGCTACAGCCTCGGTTTCACAGCTTTGTCCAGAAGCTGCACCGGCAGTACCGCCGACAAAAGTGTATGCTTCACTGGTAAGCATAACTGAGTATGCGTCGGTTACATCGATAATCGTAATTTGATCGGCCGACTTAATAGCCATTTTGATTTCTCCTTTTACACAATTAGTTCGCACATAAATGTGACTTTTGTGTCAACATCTTCGGGTGACAGGGTGAATATGAACCCATCGTTCCCGAACCGACTATCAGCAGCCGAAATGATTCCATAAGAATCATCATCAAGCCGCTGCCATTTCCATTGCAAATAAGCACTACTGCCGAATGTTGTTTTCATGCCTACACTATCGGTAATCCGTTTTGTGCCATGATAGATCACTACGGATAAGACCGTTGCCACCATATCATTCTTAAAAACCGTACCTCTTGAGGATTCGATTCGAAGAAGGGTTGTAATCTCGTTTCGAAGTGAGTCTACATCACTCTTGATTTCATTGAGAGTCACATCAAGATTTGAACTGCCCGAGCCGCTCTTGATTGAAATACTTTCCGCAGAAATTTCAAGCTTGTATGCCCCGTCTGCACCCTTGTAATAGCGAATGAAGTTCGTGGCATCGCCAAAAGCGATTTGGCCATCCTTGTCGAGGTAAATCCCTCTCGTTGTGTTTTCGACCGACTCTTTTGCGCCAGAATATATAGAACTATTAGTGATGTTAAAGCCACCGATCGTAGCATCAAAAGCAACGAGATCGTCCACATTGACTTTTTCAGCCGTAATGCTCTTAGCCGTGATGACGCTGCCATTCAAACTGTTATACTCGGTCTGCTCGGCAGTAGTCGAAACCCCATTTGTATTCAGCTTGTAGTATAGTCCGTCCTCTCCCAGAACAACGAGTTTGTCTGCCTTGACTGTGCCACCCTCGATCAGATCACCGACAATGGTAACACCTACCAGCCGCCCCGTAATGTGCCCCTCGCTGACAACTAAGTCGCCGATGATACCCGAATCCGTAAACAGCTTCTCGATGGCTGCTACTCCAATATTGGAAAAATCAATGTTGGCATACTTCAGATCCGCCTGGGTCGCAGATAATTTTTTAGCATCAAGATCATCAATCCGTGCCTTCTCAGCTTCCAGGCTTGTAATAGTCGCGTAGGTCGCATCAAGATTGTTAAACTTGGCATCCGTAGCCTCCAGTTTTTCAATCGTTGCGTATTTTGATTCGACGATCTCAGCATCGATCTTGGTAGCATCCAGATTCTCAATGGCGGCGTCGTGGGCTGTCAGTTTCTTTTTGACGGAAACATAATCTGACTGAATGGTGTCGATTTCAGCATCACTTGCTTCCAGGTGTTCTTTAACCTTGATATTCTCTGTAACGAGATCGTCGATCCTGGCTTTCTCGGTTTCAAGTTGCTTAGTGCTGACTTTGTCGGCCACAAGAATCTCAACCTCAGATATCTTATTTCCAATCTCTTCGACATCGCCTTTCCGGGCTGCTGGAGAAGAAATATTGCCAGTGACTGTCGCAGTATGATCCTTGATCATAACCGTAACCCGTTCACCGGCTTTAACATCCGCAGTGGTTTCAACAGGTGTCAGCAAATCGGAACCGTCTAATTTTACATAGGTCGCCCCGTTATAATCGACAGCTGTACCGTAAACCGTAGTCTCTCTCTTGGCTTTTTTCTCGGAGTTTACTACCTTTACAAATTGGGAGATAAGATCATTAGACAAAGCCATACAAAATCACCCCCACAATTTGCTGACAAATACCGCTTTTTCCGTAACAGGGCAACCTGGATCACACTTGATCGACTGGCTGACCACCTTGGCCTTGATGTTGACCAAACCCGCCCGAGCGTAATTGATGCGTACGCAGTCCCCGAGTCTAACCGGGCAATAGCCATGTGTATAGGTGACACTGTATTCCACCGTAGAAAGATTCCGAAGAAGCTGTTTGGCATACTCCTGAATCTGATTATTGGTCGGGTCTCCCACAACACTCGGGTTAGTTACCCTTCGAAGGATCTCCCTGCCGCGGCTAACAGTCGAGGTTGGGCTATTGGGGTCATCATTGACTACTCTCGCATAACGGATGTCCTTTCCATTGGAATAGACCACTTCTACTGCATTGGGGATGTCATATAGATCGTGTTCCATAGACACCTCGGGCAGAAGAATCGAACTGTTGCTGTCATCATAAGTCCATACCGGCTGGAGAGATGCAATGTCCTGATCCGGAGAGAACAGGGTTCGCCCCATCTCGTCAATCTCAAAGTTGTACTTAGCCTTGGCGATGAGATCCGTCAAAAAGGACAACCATGTATCGTCCGTGTTTGCCACAAAGTCACTGTAAAGCGTTTCGGTGCAGTTCGGCATCACAACAGGTCCCCGCATACGCTCTCGGGCTATCTGATATGCGATTGCCATAATATTTTGGCCCTTCAATATTGAATAACCGAGAGGCGGTGGGTTTTCTTTCAGCTCCAGCAGCGGCGTATAAGCATCCATTGTCACGCTTCGCACCTTCCCGTCAAAGCTGGAGGAGGGGGTTTGGACTAAGAAAGTACCAAGAGGATGGCGCTCTCTTAGTCCATTTTGAATTGTAACGAGGTAAGCCCTAATATAGCATTCCCCAACCGAATCAGTCACATCGATCGTAGCTGACCCAAGTGTTTCAACGCTGGAGTCTCGATTGATGCTGCAAGATTTAACATTGTCCAGCAGCTTGGATTCTTTCCAAGTTCCAGGATCTACAACATAGTATTCAAACGATTGCTGCATCGAAGATGACCAATCTGGCATATTACACCCCTCCTTCTACTCGTGTGATGCTAAGCGTAACAGGGATCGTTAGTTCTCGATGCTTTTGGCTAAATGAGACCTTCACACTGGCCCAATACCCACTCCCGGACGGCTCCCGTACATAGACATTGCCCATCCATATGGCCAAACGGCGAAGTCCGTACAGGGTCTCCCGGTCACCCTTAGGGATCTCAACATTCCAGGTAGCGGTTTCGCCCCTCTGGGTGCCATAATATGTGATGGGGTGTGAGCGGCCTATGTACTTCACCAATGACACATCCTGCTCATGTCCGTCCGACACATCGATGTTGTATGGCAGCTTGAGCATCGAGCCCGTCCAGGGCTGCTCTACCATTCTTTCACTTGCCGACGCGTCAAACGCGCCCCATGCCTCGTCCCACTGAATGATGACGGCTTTCCCTTGGACGGGGTAGCCGGGGATATCATTAAAGCTGACGGCCCCGGTATTCTTAGTCGTAGCCACAATTCGATAGCGAGCAAAGTCGAGAGCCGGATGCGGGTCTGTGATGACAATATTTTTTGAATTGTCAAGTCCCTTGACCAATTCGGTAAATTGTCCATCGAACTCCCGTCTATAGACCGACAGGAGCACATTTGGAACTGGTACACCGTCATCATCGCGGCAAACAGGAGTTATGTACGCCACAAGGGCATCCTTGTCAATGGCGATTCCTGCATCAGGATTGTAAGAAGTTTCGCTCCAGCTTACCGTGAAAGTCTTAGACTCTTCTTTTGTCAGTCCGGAATTCATTGAGACGACACAGGTAACCGTGTAGGACACCCCATTCTCAAGGTCAAGATTGTTGGCAGAAAATTCCACGACCAGGGGCTCTTTAATGTCAAAATATCTGGAGTATACAGCGTTTCCGTTGTTCACGACCTTAGTATTTCCGATGGCGTCCACGGTCTCATATGTCGAATCAGAGGTGATCGTCACATGATACCCGATCGGTGCCTGGGTGTTAGGCCCGGCCAGCCCCGACAGATAAAACGGGAATGTCGTCACCGTGTTGATAATATCCCCGTCCGCATCTGTTACATTGAGGGCCAGTGTAGGCGGCGCATAGACATTGATCGTCCGGACGATGGACCAGTCGCCATAAGTCTTTGTGATCCCTGCTGTGCGAACCCGCCATTTTATCTCGGCGCCCTCACCATAGGTATAAGACTTTTTGCAGTAATACTTGACCACATCATCTTCCGTATAAGAATATACAGTTTCCCCAGTGGTCGTCTTGTCAGCCAAGGCCGTGCTACCTGTAGGCTCCATTTCCAGAACGGTGCTTGTTTTCGTGTAAACATCCCCGCTCTTTGTTACCTGATAAAATGTTACGGTCTTGATAACATAGAAGCTGGTCTTGTCTTTTTCCTCTTCCGTTCGGTCATTCTTGATCGTGCGGGTCTCCGTCTCCCCATTGACCGTTATTTCAAGCTCGGCATAGGTCTGCGTTGAATTGTCCTCCGCATTGTGAACCCAGTAGAGGGTCACATCCTCGCCGGTAATAGCCGTCGTGGTGGAAGACCAAGTCGTGGGAGCAACAGGTGCCTTGCCAATAACAACGGATTTAATTTCTGACCAGGGAGACGCGCCATTGGAGTTGACCGCTCTGACTCGGAAGAAATATTCATCCCCCGATTCAAGACCGGTTTTCTCGTAATGGTTGAACTCGATACCCGTTACGGTACTGGTCTGGTCCGACCCATCGAAGTAGCGTTTTTCGGTCGCATATTCGATGTCGTAAGTATCAGCACTGTTGACCTGCGTCCACTCCAAATATACGGAGGTTTCGGATGCAGCCCTACATACCGTTATTGCATCGGGCGTTGATGGGACTGCTTTCAGCGTGCTGGAAAAGGCAGACCAGTCGCTGGGTATCTCCGCCGACCCATTTAGGTTGATTGCGCGACAGCGTACCCGATACTCCCCGCCGGCAGAAACCGTGCAGGAGAACGATGCTTGGCAGGCCTCCACGGTGACAGACCCACTGTTTACCAGCTTTGTCCCGTTGAATACCTGGAACTCGATCTTATCTGTCCGTGGGTCAGAGATGTTCTCCAAGCTGGCAGTTAGTTTATACTGATCGATGGACACCGAAGGAGTAGACGGCTTCTCGGGGGGATCGGAAGCAATGGTGTATTGTGTCTGAGTTTTGGTACCCTGCCAATAGGAGACATCCGTATCATTGACCTTGTATTTTTTGGATACCGGCGTTACGGTGACTCTAATGAAAATTGCGTTGTCCGGGGCGTTATAGGTCGCATGCTCATTTGTGGTGGTGGAACTTCCGCCATCAAACCATATGTGGTCCCCGGAATCGTAGTGCCACTGAACCTCGTAATGGTCAAAGGTGCTCATGGACACCGAGCTCTCTCCAGAGGTTCCCCCATTCAAATATTTGACATTGATGGGGCTCTGGATGTTATGGGACCCGCTCTGGTTTTTGCCCAGAACCGCCCGGTCGCCGGACACTTCGACTATGTACCAGCTGTCATTCATTACAAAAGACGGGATAGCCACACCGTTGTAGTATGTGGCCCCCGCCTTAATGGTAACAAGATCCCCAGCCTTGATAGATCCGGATGTAACTACGGTCCCGCCGCTGAAGCTCCAGCTCGCATAGTGCAGATCGCTTCCGCTTTGCTTTGCTATGGTCAGATTTTTAACGGCTACCATAAATTACGCCCTCCTCTCAAGTCTTGCGGCCCTCACGAGCGTCTTGACCGCCTCGGAGACATTACCGCTGTCATCAATGGTGATGCCGTTGATGGAGTATGTATCCCCGGAAGAACTGATCTTACTCCCAAGGCTCTTGATAGCAGAGATAATATCATCATTGGTGGCTCCATTTTGATTTTTGTTCATCCCCGAGCCAATAGTGTTGAGGTTGGAGAGAACACCCACAGAGGGATTAAGATTCAGCATATTGTTCAGCCGATTGGCACCGGCAGACACATTGCTAAGATCCAGAACCGGCCGGATTGTTGGCTCAGTGTCCATGCCGGTAGAGACAAGATCAGCAATACGAGAAATTGCATTACCCGTGCCCTTGATTGCCTCTTTTGCCATAGCCGTCGCCGAATCCTTAACCAGCCAGCTCATGCGGTCAATGCCCTGCGCAAACCCTTCAGGTACAGTATAACCGTCTTCTCTGAATACTTTAGACGGGGAGTTGATCCGTAGTCTCGCACGAGTTGCTTTCTCCGCTGCAGCAGCCATTGCACTTGCAGCATACTGGGCTTTGTATGTATTGGCTTCAATTCCATTAGCAAAACCGTCCGCAACATATTTTCCCGCATTATAGAATGGCGCATAGTAGTCCCGAATTCTTTTTGCACTATTCGACAGAGATGTAGAAAACGCCGAGGCGGCCATGAGCGAGTTACTTTTAAGTCCATTTGCAAATTTAGCCATTAAGACCTTCCCGACATTGCCGAATTGACCTTCCTGTAAACAAATATAAGCAAATAGGGATCTGGCGACTCTTTCCCAGGCCATTCTCAGGTGCCATTGTCCGGTTATAATACCTCTTGCAAAATTATCCATAAGCGCCTGACCAGCAGAACCTACCTGGCCGCCAGCCTCTTCAACCTCTCGAACAAAGATTGCAATTCCGGAATTAACGAGCCTGCCGATTGAACTCACAACGGAATCGAGGATCGCCGAATCAAGGTTACTGACATCGCTCATCATGGTTTTGAGCGATCGCCCAAGTGCTTCGAAGACGGAAAAATTCGCGCCACTAACATTTTTAGATAGCTCTGCCATCGTTGCCGTGGATGTGGCAAGCGTCTGCATCTTATCAGCATCCAAATCCTTAATGCTTATAGCAAATTGTCTTAGATTTGAACCAAGCGATAGAAGCCCGTCGTATTTGACTTCGGATGCATTCTTAGCCAAGCCAATGAAAGAGGTAAATGCAGTTGTAGACATCATTACTGCGGTTAAATTTATGTCGGCAACCTTATCGCTGTAGGTTTTCATACTTTCGCCAAATGCAGAAAGTTTATCCCCGAACGAATCAAGATCCTTAGAGCCACTAAAGAATTGAGCTACGCCATCACTCTTCGGCAAAGAAGCGGCCAGTTCGGAAATTGCGTGGGCTGCCGTAACTGATTCTGCAATCGCCCCGACATCTAACCCCGTTACCGAGAGAGAATACAATCTCATACCGAGGCCAAATTGGACAAGTTTATCGCCAAAATCACCGAGGTCCTTTGATCCGATAATCGACTGCAGAATGCCGTCACTATTTGGAAGCGAGGATGCGAGATCGGAGAGCGCTTTACCGGCTATAGCCGAATTTGCTACAGCATCAGCATCCATACCGGAAATAGCCAACGAGTACATCTTCATGCTAAGCCCAAATCGGACGAGCTTATTGCCAAAAGAACTAAGATCTTTGGAGCCGATAATTGATTGGAGAAGACCGCCTTCGCTTGGAAGGTTTTTTGCCAATTCAGCAAGAGCTGCGCCAGCCTTTGCAGATGCCTCAACGGCAGCTGTGTCCATTCCGCTGATAGTATCGGCATACTGTTTCATAGCTTGCCCAAACGCAACCAGTTTAGCAGCAAAGTCTGTAAACGACGATCCGCCCGTCAGCCAGGAATTTATACTTTCCAAGAAACTTGCTCCTGTAAGTAAGGCCATGACTTCAACGAGAGATTTAACCCCATCCATCGCTCCCTGGTCAATTAACTTTGCTCCAAGCAGGAACGGCTGAATGTTCATCATAAATAGGGACAAATTCGTCCCGATGCCCGGCAATGCGCTTGTTACGCCCTCTGCAACTCCGCCGACAATTCCCCCGATAAATTTACCGATGGCAGTGCCAACCTTCTGTAAAAAGTCACCACCTTCAGAAATAAGCCATTCCAACCCAGGGATCTGAGCAAGCCCACCAAGTGCTGCTAAAACAAGTCCGAGTTCCGCGACTACAGCGCCCAATCCGAGAACGCCGACCATTGCTCCGGGAACGAGGCCGGCAATAGCATTCAGAGCAAGCATGAAAGCCGTGACCAAGCCCACTCCAAGTATGGCGTTTACAAGAGTCTTTGTGTCGATGTTCTTGAGTGCGTCTACAACTCCAGAGAAAATTTTCCCAAGGAAATTGACTGCAGCTGTTACAAACTGCGGGATCATTGCACCAAGAGCATCAAGGAGCCCGATAAGAAACTTAAACAAATACTCTACAATCTTCGGAGCATAATTTACCAATGCATCCAAAACACCAATGAGGATTTGCATTATCCCCTCAGCAAGCGATGGAATAACCTGAACTAAGGCATCGATAGCCGCTATTATAACCGCAGCAATGGCGGCACCGATCACCGCAGCGCCCTCGATAATCGCTTTTCCAATCAGCAAAATAGCTTGTCCGATTCCTTCAAGAATGGTCAAAATTCCTGAGACGATGGCGGTTGCACCTGCAGCAAGTGCGATAGCCAAAGCAGTAATTCCCGTCCCAAGAAGCGTCACACCGGCCCCAAAGGCCAGCGCGGCGACTCCCAGCAAAGCAATGGCCCCCGCCAAAGCCAGTATGGACGGAATCACAGGTGTGAGCATGATCGCTGCGCCCCACATGATCGCAAACGCACCGGCAATTGCAACGAGGCCTTTAGCAATGGCACCCCAGCTCATTCCACCCAAAACCTTCAACACGGGTGCGATTACAGCCAGCGCCACTGACATAATAGCCAGTGCCCCAGCCGCCTTAAGAATGCCGCCGGAAAGACTCGCAAGGAGGGCGAACCCGCTGCACAGAAGAAGAATTCCGGCAATAGCAGAACCGGCTTTCGCCAAGCCTTCCCATTCCATTCCGGCGAACTTCCGGCAGACATCAGCAAATATCTCCATAGCAGCAGCCATGATGGTCAAGCTGATAACTGAACCTCGCATATCCTTAGCCAAGCCAGATAGCAAGGCAAACCCTGCGGCAAATGCTAACACTCCCGCAATCGCAACGCCGGCCTTGGCCAGTTCGCCCAACTCCATGGCACCGAACTTTTGGCATACATCCGCAAATATTTCCATAGCTCCGCCGAGAATAGCCAGCGCAACAGCACTGCCAGCCATCTTCTTAGCGAGCCCTGAGAGAATACCGAAACCCGCCGCGATAGCAAGGATCCCGGCCATTCCGGCACCAGCTTTAGCCAACTGCCCCCAGTCAAGACCGCCAAGTTTTTTGCAGACATCTGCAAATATTTCCATGGCTCCGCCTATGATAGCAAGGGATAATGCCGCCCGCATCATCTTTGTCGGCTTTATTAAACTCATAAGGGTTTGATAGCCAACAAATGTGAGCAGAATTCCGCCGATACCCGAGACACCCTTAGCCAGCTGTTCCCAGCTCAACTGTGAAAGGTCTTTACAAACTGATGCAAGTATTTTGAGCGCAGCAGCCATAATGACCATTTGAGATGCTCCCTTAATGAACTGCTTCCTATTGGCCGATAGGACTTTCATCGCACCAACAAGAATTGTCATTAAACCGAGGACCCCAGTGAGACCGACGGCAAGCTCACCCCATTTTAGGCCAGAAAGCATCTTAAGCGCTCCAGCTAAAATAAGAATAGACGCTGACATAGCAGTCATGAGCGCGACTGATTTCGCCGAATTCTTGTATCCCCCAGCGAATTTATCCAGGGCGGCCATTGCACCTACCAACTCTGCAAACAGAACGGCCATGCCAGTTAAGGCACTGGCAAGATCTCCTGGATCAATGGCAGATATGACAAATAGGGCCGCCGCCAAGATACCAATTGCCGTGGCTATCTTGATAAGCGTTTTTGCTCTCAGATCCTGCTGATAGGCTTCAAGGCAGCCTTTGAGTTCATCGAGCATTCCTGTTACAGGCTCGAGCTTTTCTTTGAGATTTTCAAGAGGATTTAGGAGATTCTGTAAGAACTCGACTACCTTATTTGGACCTCCTCCGCTAAAGGCTTTCTTAAGTCCAAGAAAGATAGATGTGAGAAGCCCGCTATTGAGAATCCCAAGGGCATTTTGAATATCGCCGCTCCGGAAGAGCTCGCCAAAGGCACTCCCGATCTTCTCGCCGAGTTTTCCGATAAGATCCCAAATGTTCTTGAGCGCAGTGGAGAAATCTTCCAAGCTCGAAGAATCCACTTTCTCGCCAATAGCCTTGAAGAAGCTCTTGACCTTGTCGATTGCTTTCCCTAAAAGACCAACAATAGTATCTACAGCTCTGCCGAACAGATTGGTTTCGTTTATAGATTCAGCTATTTTGCCAATCCAGTCACCAAGCGATCCGGTAATGCTCAAGAGCCCACCACTAAGGCCGATAATTTTGCCAACCAACTGGGTAACACCTTTAACAATTGCCTTAACAACCGTTACACCAATCTTAAGGATTGAAAATAAGCCTTTGAAAGTGGATTGTATTTTATCGGCATTATCTCTAGTAAAATGCTTAAATGCTACAGTCAGATGCCAAATTTTTTCGGTAATCTCAATAAGCTGTTTTGACGTAATCGGAGGAAATACTTCACGAAACGCTTCTTTAACAGGTTTAATAATATTCATCAAACCCTCAAATGCGCTTTTAATCGCTTCAATTGCAGCAGCACGACCATCGTTTTCAGCCCACTCGCCAATAACTTTGTTTCGAGCTTCGGCTGATTGATTGATCATCTCACTGAGGGTGTCAGATACACTCGTCCAAAGTTTCTTCGCATCTTCGAAGTCGCCAACAATATACTCCCAAGTCTGCGTCCATCCAGACTGGGCCGCTTCCTTCAGCGTATCAAGCAGCTGGGTAAATGTCTTGACTTTAGTAGCAGCATTGTTCGCATCTTCGCCCAATGCCATGATGGACTTAGCTTGCTCATCGGTATAGCCCATGGACTTAAGTTGTTCTTCGGTCAAATCACCCGTGAACTTTGCCAAAGTCTCTGTCAAAATCTGAGAGCTGAGCCAACCTTTGGATAGAGTTTCTCTAAAAGATCCCTCTTTTTTTATCATGTCATCAATAGCGATGCCATGTACACGAGCGGTCTCCTTCAAAGCATCCTGGAATACCTGGCCACCCATTCCAGCGTTGACCACGGAGTTCCAATCCTGCAGCTTAACAGTGCCTGCCGCCAATGCCTGCGAAAGCTGATACATTGCTGTGGATGCCTGCTGCGAAGTTGAGCCGGAAACAGCTGCCAGGTTAGCAATACCCTTAATAGCAGAAACTGAGGTGTCCAGATCCACGCCTGCTGCAGTAAATGTACCTATGTTACGGGTCATCTCCGTAAAGTTATAGATAGTCATATCTGCATAGTGGTTTAACTCATCCAAAGCCTCATTAACCTGGTCCAGAGTTGTACCCTTACTACGAGTATTCGACAGAATAGTCTGGACTGCATTTATCTGCGTTTCATACTCCTGAAACCCTGTTTTAATCGGGTCTATCGTGAATGCAGAAACCAGTCTCTTTCCGGCATTTACTGCGGAATTTGTAATGTTTGCGAGGGAAGTTACGGCCATGACCTCAAGCGCAGAAAACTTTGCCTTGACCGTTTCAAGGCCATTGGCAAGAGGGGACATATCCAAATCCTTCGCAGCCGCATTGACATTCTCCAAGCCTTTGGCAGCGCCTGTAAGGTTGAGACTTTGCTTCAGTCTGTCGAGCGTGCCAATGCTGGTGCGCACATTTCTTTCGAATTGCGCATTATCGAATTGCATGGATACGATTTTTTCATCGATCGTTCTACTCACAGCTTAGTAACCTCCTCCCATGCATCATTTGCGATTTTTTCAAATATTGGGCGAATGGCAGGGTTAATGTAGTCCCTGCCTTCAACCCAGCCGCCATTTCTGGTTCCATGCCCATACTGCAAAATAATTGCAATAGGGACCCCTTTCTGGATGTTTGAGTTGTGAAAAGAAATGGTGGCAGATCCTTTGCTATTTGAGACCTTATAGTACCAAGACTCGGCAGTCATTCCCGAGTCTACGGGAGTCGCAGACGCAAGAGCGGCAACTCCGGCTCGGCCGTACTTGTCAAGGTCACCGGCCTTAACGACTTCCTTCGCCCTTTCCAAATACCGCGTCAGCTTAGAGAAGTCGCCCTTTTGTCTGAACGCTATCATGTGCGGTCTCCTTTATAGAATCCAGTCATCCATTTGTACCCAATTGCTTTCGGCGTGCCGCATTGATGGCCGCATTGCGGCTCATAATAGTGCGGCGATTCATCTTTTTGGGCGGCTGGTTCTTAATGTTGCATACTCTGATAAGAGTCAAAAGTCGATTGAGATGCCACTTTTGGCATTCAAATGGGATGTTCAAAGCGATCATCCAGTAATAAATAAGCTCGGAAGTTACTTGCTCCCGGCTTTGACGACCTATTCGATCCTCATGAAAGTAGGTGGCTGTCATGGGAGCACTAATATAGTCGTTTATGGTCTGAATGTTCTCCGCAGTTAAACAGTCATAAACTTCGGGGGGAACATTCTGTGTAGTGGTCATGCATCTGATGTAGTCTAATGTTTCTTCAAAGGTTTTGTCTTTTGTATAAAGAAACGATTTGCACCATTTAGCTTCCCATTTTGAAAGAGAGACCAGGGAATGCTCCAACTGCAATGTCTGCTCTTTCGTGCTGACGAATTGCTCCTTTGCTTCATCCCATTGTTCGGTAGCGGGTATTGTAATCTTAAGCATTACGCAAGCCTCTCGGAATTTTCTTACTTATCAGCAGCCGCCGGGATAATGCCGTTCACAAATTCGGCCGCTTTGTCAGGGTCGGTCGCCAGCTCCATAAACAGCTGAGAATACGCCTCAGTCTGGGCAAAGGCGGTGGTGATCTCCTCGGATTTGATAAAGCGCTTGCCGTCGGGGCTCTTCTCGCCATAGGCCTTAAGGATAAGATCCTTGAAGACCTTGATAATGGCGGGAGCATCCTTGGCAGCAACGATCTTCTTAATCATCTCGGCCAGGCCGCCGGAGGTGCTCATTTCCATCTCCATGACCTCAGCCTTAGTGAGGTTGAAGTAAAAGTCCTCGGTACGCTCCGCCTGGTTGTAGTCGGTATAGGTAATAGTCTTCTTAAGCATTGCAGGATTCTCCTTTCAAAATTAAAAAAAAGGCCGCCAGCTTACCTGAATACGGCCCGAAAATATTTGTTAGGCAGCGGCCATCAGAGTAGCGATCTCATCAGGCAGCGGCAGGCGAGGATCGGCGCCATCGTTAGCCTGCTTGGAAGTGTCATCCTTGCCATACAGGATAGCCTCCAGGGCAGCCAGCTTCTGCGGATCGCACTTGGTGGAATCGATGACGATAGAAGCCGTGGGCTTCTTCCCAGTCACCGTCACAGGAGTCGTGGTCAGCTCCCAGGAGAAGGTCATCGCCTCGGGGCTGTCGTTGATGGTAGAGTAGGCCTTCTCGGAAGGAGATGCCATAGCACCGTAGATGATGTGCAGCTTATAGCCGTGGTCGTTGCCGTCCACATCGTTGCCGATGGTGGTTCTGTAGCACAGGCCAAAGGTCTTGCGGGTCTGCTGCCCGACCATAACACCCTTGGCGATCTCGGCGGAGCCATCGCACTCTGCGAACTCATCGGGGTATGTATAGGCCTCAACAGTCGCGCCGAACTCCTCTACGGAATACAGGTTCAGGTATTTGCTGTCGTCAGCATAGAGTGCAGTAGCCTCGGCACCGGAAGGGTTCTCGTTGACGGCCGTGATACCATTCCAGGCCACGCCCTTGTTATATACGCCATTGGTCGGGAGATACAGAACGCACTGCTTTACGCCGGTTTCATAGAGGCGTTCACCGGTCTTATCCCATACGAGTTTAGGCATATGTAGTTCCTCCTCATTTGCAGTAAATTGTAAAGACATCGTGATTCAAGTTGTCCGCTTCATAGTGCCGAACAAACTGGCACATAGGCAGCTTTGAAATCGCCGCAACGATCTCGCTGTCCGGGTCTTTATCGATCACGATGATCTGGTATTGGTGGTCTTGTTTATAGACCGAGTTCTCGGCAAAAGCGTTCTCGATACTGTTTCGGGAATACACGATCGCCGGATACTCCATTTTCACGCTTTCGGGCGGCTGGTAATATACATGCCGACTGCCAAGAATCGTGCAAAGAGCCTCATGCAGCTCAAGCCTGGCTCGCATTGTATACACCTCCAATTGTCAGTATGAGTCTCGGATATGCCACCCGAACACTTGTGATTTTCCACTTTGCGCCCATAAAGACAACATAGCGCATCGCATAGACATTTCCATTGGCGTACGGGTCGGCTACAATACTGATCTCATTTGCGATGTTGATGTTGTCGTTCAACTGATCTGCGCTCTGAACCAGGTTCCTGTTTTGAAGGAGCTCTCCAGCGTATTTACGCTCTGTGATTTTCTCCTCCCAGACACCCGGTTTTGTCTCCTCCGTCGTAATGTAGCCGATCGCCCCGTAAAACTTCGCCATTTTGAATTTTTAGGCCTTGTACTCGGAAGAGTGCAGGGTCACTGCCGCCGCAGTGGACGCCAGGGCATCCCAGAAGGTCAGATCCACGCACTTTTTGGTGGTGTTATCCTTCAGGGCGGTCACGGTGTAGGTGGCACCACCGTAGTTCACCAGCAGGCCGGTGAGAAACAGGCGGGAAACGGTGTCCTTGTCCAGCTTCTTAGTGCAGGCGCTGTCCTCATACACATAGTTGTCGCCGCTCTTGCCGTAAATAACGACATTCTTGACATACTTCTCTTCGGACTTAGAAAAGATCTTATTCATGTTTCGTTACCTCCGTTATTCTTTTAGGCCATTCTCAGGCGGTTGCTTCGTCCAGCTCCAGAGCAATGGCGGAATAGGGCTTGGTCAGAGCGCCGGAGCAGCGGGTCTCGATCAGGAACTTCTCCTGGTTGTAGTCGATGTCGAAATCCTCGAACATGTTCACAGCGCCGCCCTTGTCAGCGCCCACATTGTAGTCGATCAGATTGCAGACAATGCCCATCAGCTCGCCGCCGCCGGCACCCTTTACGCCCTCCATAACGGGAACGGTGATGATCTCATTCACACGCAGCTTCTTTGCCAGCTGTGACACATCGTTGTACAGGTCACGGCCGGTGGTATCCGTCAGCAGCAGCATACTGGTCAGCACATCCTCGGTGGTGTAGAGGTCGGGATTGCCGGAGCCCTTGTAGTCCTTGCGGGCACGAATGACCTGCTTGATGAATGCCTGAGCCTTGGCATCCTCGCTGGCGCCCTTGGCAACAGAGACCTTCTTCTTGATGGTATACAGGTCCTCATCCTTATAGATGGGCCGGATATTGCTCTCATTGATCTTGTCGTCGCTGGAGGACAGACGGCCATCGCCGATCAGATAGGCCCGAGCCAGCTCCTCGTCCAGCATCATCCGCATCTCGGACTTCAGCCATGCCACCACATCAAAGTCGGTGATTTCCACCTTGTCGTCACGGTCCATCTTCTGCTTCTTGTAAACAGTGGTGGCGGTGGTGGTACGCTTCAGCAGGCTGAAGACCTCCTCCTTCTTCAGGTTGCCCTTGAAGTAACCCTTGGCGCGGGCCTCATCCTCGGTGATGTTGGCAAAGACGGACTTGATGCGGGAGAAGGGCGTATGATGGACCTTGCCCATAACCTTGCCGACCCAGCCGGTATCACGCTTGATGAACTCGGGAGGGTTATTGAGGCTCTTGGCCTCGGGAAACAGGTAGTCGATCTGGTCAATGCCGTACTCGGCAGAATGCTCCAGAACGCTGGCCTTCATGCTGCCGCAGCGCTTAGCATCGCCGATGATGGTCTGAATGGCATCGTGGCTCAGAGTGTTGGTGGCCTCGGGGGCCGTCTCGTTGTCAAAGACATTGTGCTGCATTTTGCTTTCCTCCTCTTCGGAATCCTTGTTCGTATCGGCACCGGCCTCTGCTTTGGCATTCTCTACGGCCTGTCCGATAATGGCATACACGACGGTTTTCTGTTCCTCGTTCAGAGTGTGAAACACATCGGCCATGGTTCGTTTGTCTTCCTCTTTTTTATCAGTCGGCTCGTCTTCCGACTTGCTCGTAGCCTTATCGGAAGGAGCATCGGAGTGAGCCAGAGAAATAGGCTCGCCGGTATAAACGATACCTTCTTCCTCGCACTCCACGCCGTGTTTGATAACGGACTCAATAAAAGCTCCGGGGTTAGCACCGGCATGTACCAGGCTCACTTCACGGATAACACCGTGAAGCACATCGGGGCCACGCTGCTCCAGCTGATTGGCAAAAATAGACAGCGCACAGATGTCGCCATGTTCAACGACTTCCCGCGCTGCCCTGCCTGATTCACTGTTGTTGAAATAGCAATAGGCGTACACGCCCTCATTCCGGTTCTCCAGCACAGCGTGACCCAAAACATTGAACGGATCATTGTGCTGATGGTTCCAGACCAGAGGGACTTTTTGGCCATCGTTACACCGAAAAGCATCTTTACGGATGATTCTCCCATCGGCGCACTTCAGGTCATTGCGAGTAGCCCATCCGCTGAAATCGCAATTTCTATTCATTTTGAATTTCTTCCTCCTTCTGCGTATTTGTGTCATTTGACACCGAATTCGGCTCATCTCCACCGGGTTTGCTTAGATTCTTGTTCCGAAGCTCATCGGCTCGCGGATCTTTTGAGGGCTTCATTCCAATGACCTGACGGATCTCGTTAGAAGACATGATTTCATTGCGAGTAAATTTGTCCGCAATTTCAGCCATGTCGCTCACGGGAACCAGTCGGAATGGATCTCTGAAGTATTCGATAGACTGTCCTTGTGTCCGAGCGGTCTTGGAAAGAAATGTGCATCGCATTGCATCCCGGATGGCCGAAATAATCGGCGCAATGGTTCGGTTGTCGTAGTTCAGCATGGTTTTCTCGTCGGCAGTTCCATCCATAACGCCTTGGGTGATACCCAACTGGCTGTAGAGCATACTCGTTAGGTATTCGATTTGGGACATTAGGTTATTTTCCACCGAGCGATTCAACTGTGTGATACGCTCCGTACCATCCGTATAGGCAATACCGTATTGGCTCCCGGCCAGCTGATCTTCAAGCTGCTTGCGTCGAGATTCAGCCTGTTGGCGGCGCTGCTCCGTCTTAATGACATACGGAAGCTGGATAATAAGGTCGAGCTTCCCGGAGCCGCTCTGTTCGTCAATGACATCCAGGAGATTGAGTTTTCGGATAAGCCGCTGCAAAGTCGAGTTCGGCTCATTCATCACGGAATAAAGCGGATTTGTTACGATCGCCACAGCCGTCTTCGGACGGATCACATCCACCTGTCGACCCAGCATATCGTTGTAGGCCCGCAGTTTCACATGTCGGGGATACCACTCCACGATCTTGGCAGTGCGCATACTCCCAATGTCATACGAGTCGGTGTAGGCAGGATCTGCGGTTGCCTCTGTTGGAAGAATGGCCACCACACCCTCATCCAGCATGGACATGACGGTATCTTGAATAAAAGCTGCCGCCGTTTGGTCGATGTTCGCCTTTTCGGTTAAGCAATAATTGAGATAAGATCTCTTCGGTTCTAAAAATCTTCCATCTTTATCCAGCTGCACATGCTGGATTCCAATGGATGCCACATCAATGGCGATTCGATTGTAGATACCGTTGGTGATGGACTGCTCATTTCCCCTGGTCAGTCTGGGTCGGTCCGGGCGGTAGTAGAAGGACGGGCCAATGTCCCTGTGCTGAGGCCACTCGTTGCCCGTAAATACATTCCATGCCCGCTTCAGCCGCGAGCCCAAAGTTGTCTCCATATGTGAATCTCACCTCCTTCTGGGCAAAAAAAAAGAACCCCAGACCCATTAAGGTCTGAGGTTAGAAAAATACCGCTCTGCGGTTTACTTATTTTTGGATAGTTGGATCTCTGTCGAGAAGCATACGATCGAAGAAGGGTCGATATCAACGCCGGCATCAATGTAGCGAATAACCCGCTCGAGATCTTCTTTCGTCTCAAGGTCACTGAGTACACCAATGATAAACTCTTCGTCATCCCAAATAGCTCTCAGCTTATCTGCCAAAGTCTGATATAAATGGTCCAGATCCACAAAAGTCACCCCTTCCTTTTATACTTATCAGTAATCAGTGCTTTCCCGATTACCCTGAATGTGCCATCAAAATTATTGGCCAAAGTGTATACATATTTGCCAATGCACTTTTTGAATGACGCCATTTGTCGTTGTTCTTTACTGGCGTGGGTGGCAACCTCGCTTATAACATGAGCATACTCCTTGGCAGGAAGCCGCAAAGTTTTGAATTCAGATGCTTTTTTCGCAAAGAACTGTAAGCCTATTTTAGCATGACTTGAGCCAGAAGAAAAGTCTCTTTTCCGCACACCCCATCGCATGCCTTTGACCCCATGATGTTGGAGATATGGCGTTTCTCGATATGCCCACACTCGAATCATCTCCTTACTCAAAAGCATCTTTGTTGTTTTTGTATGCCACATAGGCATCCATCATAGCAGCCACAGCGTCGATCTTTTGCTCGTGGCGGCGCTTGTAGAGTTTGCGGTTACCGTTGGTATCCTCCAGAATAATGCAGTTGCCCATGGTAAAAGTCATTAAGGCTTCGTCAAAGAGAAGCATACGCTCCTCGGAGAGAAGTTTCAGCTCACCAAGAGGGACAGACTCCGTCTTAGCCCCTTGAATGACTTTCTCAATGCCAAACGGGCCATTCTCAGCCTGCCAGCGTTCCACAAATTCCTTTGCATTATACGGGTCAAAGCCCATGCAGCGAACATCGTATCCGCACTCAACAATGTGTCCATCCAGGTCATCGTAGACATGCATCATGTCCAAAACAGTACCGTCCATGACCACCAGCGTTCCTTCTGCCATAAACTCGTTGTACTTGTCCCGCATAGCTGCCGGGAGCTTCGCCAGTGTGACCGAAGAAATGTAGTTGCGGGTTTTAACGCCAAAGCAGCCGTTTGACAACGGAAACAGAAATGTAAACGAGCAGAAATCATCTCCTCGTGAAAGATCTGCGCCCATGCTGCATGGCATCTCCCAGAATTTCCGGGGACGATGAGGGAGGGTTTCTTCATAGGTGAAGTAATAGGTGTAGCCCTCCATCGGGATACCAAATCGCTTCGCCAGAATGTCGTTTCTGGTAGAGGGTGCTTTCTCCGCACGCTCCACATCCAACTGGTAGGTTTCATAGGTGACCGTCTTGCCGATGTTCGGGTTAGCCTTGACCCACATATCCGGGTCCGCAACTTCGTCCACAGAATCAAGCTTGTACCACCAGATAGACACATGCGGGTTGTTGTACTCACCCTTTAGGATGTCGGCCAACTCCATTTTGATTGTGTCGCCGCTTCCGTTTCGGACAGTACCCTCCGAGCTGGTTGCCAGAATGAGATAGTCATTGGTGTAAGCACCGCCTTGCTCCTTGGATGCGCTCTGCTCAATGGCGCCGATGGGGTCTTCCCGAATGTCGCCGGACAGCCATTCATCCACTGTAGCGCACTTCACACGAAGGCCCTGGAGCTTGTCTATCACCATGGGCCGGATTTCCAGCAACGAGCCTGTAAGGAGGTTTTCAATCCCCTTTTTCGTAGAAGCGAGCTTGGTGCGATTGGCCCGTGAGCCGGTCGTATTTTGCAAAGAACCGGCCGTCAAAAATTTGAAGAGCGGTCCTTTGGAGCGAATGATAGCGGTCCGTATCGGAGACAATGTCTCATCTGCCTGACGCATGGTAGGCCCGGTGGCGATTTGCAGCGTAGTTGACATGTCGGCATTCAGAAAGTATGACTGAATACAAGAGCCATATAAAGACTTAGCAGCACCTCGTCCGACGATAAGGTACTGCTTGTTGATAAGTCTCTTCTTGATTCTTTTGTTCACATAGTGCCCGCCATGACCGTCTTCATTGGGGACATATACACTTCTTTCGATAAAATAGTACCATCCAAAGATTTGCTCACCCCAGAGCTTGAAGGTGTCAAGCAGGTGGAGGTCGGACCCATCGGTCAATGTCATCTCCTGCTCAGAGAATTCGATCCAACCCTCCACGGCCTTGTCATCGTAATAGATTCCCGGATTGGCAATAAGATCGTCGATGCGATGCATCTCCATTTCGATCTCTTTGCAGATCGGGACTTCGCCCCGCATTACGGCATCTCGAAACATGCCGTAGTATTTCGGGACGGCAGTATTTGAGAGTGCCATACTTTTTATTGACCAGCGAGCCTCCGAAGATTATCGATTCCTTCTTGATTATTCTTTGCAAGATCGCTCCATTTTGTCATATCATATTGTTTGATAAGCCGAGCAGCAGCTTGATAATGTTTGTCAGAAGCATAGAGATCCAGAATGGATTTGCTCATCATTGAATCAAATTCTTTTTCGAAGAGCTTTGAGTAGTCGGCTTCGTATCCGTCTCTCTTATAATATTCTTTCCCATACTTTTTTTCTTGATCTGCATTAAACTTCTGAATTCCACCAGAATTCATTTTATCCGCAGCTTGGTTATAAGCTTTGAGATGCATGGCGTTGTACTGTTTCCGAAGTTTCTTATCGCCGGCATTTGCTTCTTTTGCATATTGCTTGCTAATGCGCTTCTTTCCATCAGCCGTCAAGGAACCGTCTTCATTTTGAAATCTCCGAACGCCCCAATGCTGTCCCTTAATGCCGTGATGCTCCAAACTCGGAGAATTATTATATGCCCACAAGAGTTATCCCCTCCTTTGATGTTTTGATAGTTGATAACCGCTATTATTTGTGATAGAATGCACTTATCAGTAAATGGAGGTACACTTCTATGGAAAAGAACCTTCTCTCGCCAGAAGCCGTACTCGAAAAGATAGGTGCGGAAAGTTTTCGCAATGTGTCCAAAGACAAACTCATAGCTTTTGTTTCGGCTCTTCCAGAAATGGACAAAGAAACCGCTATCAAATGCATAGAGCAATTTCCAGAGTTTCGAAACTATGCGAACGAAATTGTCGGCCAGTTAAAAGATGTTTCTGTCGAGCTTCTCAAAACCCAAAAAGAATCTCAAGAGAGAACCATTCTTGGGTACCAAAAAGTCTTGGATAGCCTTTCCAAACGACTCGAACAGACACAATTGTCCAGCCAAGACGAGCATTACATTATTGAAAAGATGATTGAGGTTGCCGACAAGATGGCGGAACTTCAGAGAGGCAATGAAGATTTTCTAAAGCACATCGCGCATTTAGTTGCCAGCGTTGCGGGTGGCGCACTCGCTATTGGTGGGGCGATATTGGGCGTTCGATTTATTGGTAAAAAGTGAAAAATATACATAGAGGCAGCCGCAACGGTTGCCTCTTCTTTTTTATAGTCCCTTAGCCAGTCCCTTTTCCAGATCTCTCAAAACATAATTACCGATGGCATCGATAGCCGCGTCGGCCACTTTTTTACCGGTTTCAGTTTGTAAAACTTGGGCTCCAACTCTTTTGTAGGTAGCATAGGCTCCCGCAACTCCACCGACTAAGCCGGCCGTTTTTATAAATGTCTGAACCGCTTTCTTACCTTTGCTCGTCGTCCTTGTGAGATTAGCATACTGCTGTTCCATCTGAAGACGGTTATTGCGGGCCTTCAGTTCGGCGTTACTCATAGATTTTACGCTCTTTTTGCTGTGCGCATTGGCGTAATCTTCGTGAACGCTTTCTTTTTGCTTTCGCTTCTTTCCGGCAGAGGTATAGCTGCCATCACTGTTTTGAAACCGTCGAACGCCCCACTTCATTCCCCGAATGCCATAGTGGGCCAGACTATTATTTTCCATTTTGCTTCCTCCTTTGTCAAGACTCAACGGCGACATTAAGCCGCCATTCCAGCTCGCTGGCATCCTGCTGCATCAGTTGAATAACCGACGAGCTTTGAGGAGGATCAAACCGCAGCCGCACCTTTGTATACATGTAAGTCTTGACCATTTCGAGCCTCGGGTCATCACCAATAAAATCTTTCCAGACTTCGTCAGCTCCAGCGATAGAGAACCCAGACTTCGGGCCGACTCCAATCTGCGTCAAAGTGCTGAATACACCGTTGATAAAGATAATAAGGTCTTTATTAAAATGGTCGTCCAAGGAACCCGGGCCAAGCATGTGCTTCACGGATTCAAGGATGCTTTCGTTCATGCCGTTACCTCCTCTCTCGCCACGGGCATGTGTCGTTTGGGGACCGCTCAATCGGTACAATGTTCAAAAGGCTTTCATCCCCATAGTGGATCGCGTTGTGTGTCCCCAGTTGAGTGGAGATTGCATTCTCCGGGTCAAGTAGGCAATCTCTTCGATAGAGGACATCCTCATAGGTAATAGGGTTAATATGATGAATGACTACAGCCCCATAAATTTCAAACCCAGGCATACCAAGATCACACCCACCGTCTCGCCGATTGATCTCCCGCCGAAAGCTCTTCCATTCGGGAGAATTGTAGAGAACCTGATTCAGCCATCGGCGAAACCCAAATGTATCCTCACCAACCGTCCCGTCCAATTTCAGATACCGGTAGCGCTCGATAAATGTTGGGAGCTGCATCAGTTCCGAGTAGCTTTTACTCATCCTCTTGATCCTCGCCTCCCGTATACCTCGTCAATGCTTCCCTGGCATTTTCAAAGAGCTCTTCGATTCGCTTGGCTGCATGAAGACTCTCGGTTTTTGCAGAGATAAGATCCTTTTGCTTTTCTAAAATCTCTTTCTCCAACTTTTCTTTGGTCGAACCGAGTTTTAGATAGTGCGTGATGACCTGCGACGATGCAGTTCCATCACGAAGCTGCTGTTCTGCCAGGTTGATGGCCAAAGAGATCATGTGATTCTCTTGAGCCTCTGGGGTTAGATATGGTCTGCCCCTTGGTGTTTTGGGAGGGGCATCCACTTGCTTCTTTCGTGGCATGGTTTCTGCCTCCTTCCATTCACTTTTGGGGTACATTTACAATGGTTATCTAAAGACTTAGGGCACTTAGAGAGGCCTATGGAGGGGATTTATCTGCGAACTGAAAGGAGAACTATATGCAAAATATATTAGGAGGCACATATTCTGCAAAGAAGGATCGGTGATGGAAAGGGTGAGTATACTCCATAAGCCCGTCTAAATACCCTAAGTCCAGCAGTGGCCATACCCGGAGGTAAAATTGTTTTTCAAAAATCACCCCCGGAGAATCTTTGAAGACCGCCGCGATGAGGGAGGGGGTGTGTTTTTTGAGGACCCCCTCCCTATGTCTTGTACAGCTATAGCACTATGCTACCGTTGTACGCTTAACTTTCTTGTAGATGTTCATGAAATCATACTTAATTATCTCGTCAATCGCGCGCTCAATTTCTTGGTCGTTCTCTTCTTCAGTGAATTGATCGGAAGTTCTCACGATTCTTCCAAGATAAGCGCAAGTATGATAACCTTTTTCTTCATCGAACATTAACCACTGAGTGAACTGCTCGAATGGATCATACGGATTGTCGTTGGTTGTCAGTGCATAACGACTGTTATTCAAATAGTTCACTCCTTTCACGAACCATACTTTGACACGGTAGCTGCGGAAACCCCAACTGCTTTTGCAATTTCTGCATTGGTGTAACCAGAAGCACGCATGTTCTGAATTTTACTAATCTTCGCTTGACTGAGGGTTGTCGAGGCTCGAGGTGTTGCTCTCTGGCGAAGTTCGTCAGTGTCTGTGTGAGCTACAATTTGCTGAAGCTTATTATTACTAATTGCTCCGGCTTGAATTGCTTCCCATTCTCGGTCAGTAATTTTAATTGTTTCTCTTTTTGCCCCAACTTCAGTACGAGCCTTGACCAATGCCTGCTGGCCTGCTTTCTTGACCTCAGCCTTTGTCATATCGGGATTAGCCTGCTTTTTAGCGGCAACGACTGTGTTAGCGCGGAGCTGGGCCTGTCTTTCGCGAGGCGCGTTTTTGAGCGAGACATTGAGCTTACTGTTGAGAGATGCCACTTCAACCTTATAAGTTTCCTTGGCCGAAGGGGAGTAGGGGATGTCCTTAGTGTGTACGATCTCGAGACGCGCTTTATTTGCCAGCGCCTTCATTTGATTGGCATAGTTGGCATATTCACGCTCGATAGGGGTGTCTGCGTCAGATATCAATGTGCGGGCGTCCTTGGTTTCTGCCATCTTCGTGCTGGGCTGCGTTTTTGTCTTAGTCTTACCAGTCTGTTTATCGATGTAAACGGGATCTTCTACCTGTTTCCAGTGCAGTTCACCTGTTTCCTTATCGATCGTTGGGCTGCCACGCCGCTTAATGATAGAAGTCTCCGATTTGGCACGGGATATCAATGTGGCAGCGCCTTCATGGTAACGGCCATCTGGTTCTGTTGTACCCTGGTATTTCTTTTTCAGCGATGCAATTCCATTGTCTGTCTCGCTCTGCTTGTAGTCCAGCTTGTGTTTTTCAGCATCGATGACAACCATGCTATGTCGAACCGCTCTTGCAAGCTCATCTTCTGTAGCACCTCGAAGTGTCATGTCTGTAATTAGGTTAGACACTTTTCCCATTTCGGTCTGGGTGTTTTTCATTACCTTAATCTTTTTTCCGGAAGCACTATAATATCCATCCTCTTTTTGAATGGTTCCATAGGACATCTTGGGGTCAAAGTCTTTAAGGCCGGCAAGCTGAGGAGTTGATTTAATACGGACATTCGTTCTTGCGGAGTTACAAGGAATGACCATCACAGTATCGCCATCAAAGTCGGCTCCGGAAAGACGCTCGGCAACCTTACTGTTGATACCTATTGCGTCCTTCGGATTGGTGCCCAAAACCCCACGGGCTTCCGCCTGCCTATTGTTGACTTTCAGAATCGGGATTTCAAAGGTTCCGCCATGAGGATATCTAATAAGTGCAACCGTTTCTCCATCGTGATAATTAGGTGCATATACCTCGTTATCTTTCATTGAAGTGATGGGTAAAATAACCTGGTATTTCTGACGCGGAAGCGCAGCCGCCTGTAAATGAACAGCGGCAGAATCGCAGTCGTCTGCAAAAGAAGAGAGCAAGGCGCGCTTTACGGCAGGATTTGTTAAATGAACGATTTCATCAAACTCTTCCATTTTATCTGCCGTGGCCAGCCCGAGCTGCTTCTTCACCAAGCTCAGAGGCTGCTTGGACAGAAACTGAGAAGGTAGTTTGTCGGCCCACTCGCCCCAATCCCCTTCTTCCGCTCTCTTATTGATAAGTGACAACTGCTTTTTGCCGTCCTTGTCGATGTAATAGCTTTGACCATTGGCTTTAATGAGTGAGCCAAACGGGTTGTCGGGATCATCTTTGATCTTTTTCATCACATCTTCTTTCGGAGTTCCCTGCTTCTTGTTTGTATTAAAGACAACATCGACGCCATCAGGAAGATTATCAGAATAAACAGCCATTCCCTTCAAATATCTATTTCCATCGACAAGAATACGAACTTGAGCATAGTGGGAATCTCCGAGAGAAAGGTCGTCGACACCTCTTCTAATCTCGATCACACCATCTTTATCAATACCGCCTTCTTCTGCATAACGAATTTGAAGCCGTTTGGAATCCATGCTTTTAGGATACACAAATTTATCAAAGGTGGCGCCATCATCATGCGATGCGTACTCCGTAACGGAATGGATATCCTCATAGTTGTAAATATCTTTGTGCTCTGTGCCAGGAGGACAAATTACTTTGATGTTTGTTTGCTTTCCAGGATTAGTTGCCTGCGGAACGCCTGCACCATACACGGGATAGCCCTCCATCTCCAAAATATAAAGGGCCTGGTTGAGCTTTTCTCTGGAAACTCCAAGTTCGCGCTCAACACCGACGCCTACATCGATCATGCCCTTTTCGTCGATCTGCTTCCTAAGAAAGTCGGCAGTGGTCTTAGCTTGGTTCATTCGAACCTCCGAGTTCTCATTCAAAAGAGATCTGACAGAGGAATCGTTCGCATATCCCATCTTTTCAGCAATCTCATTTAGAGAATATCCTTTTTCACGCAGACCCTTAGCGGTAGCCACATCCAAAGATCTTCGCTCATCCTTTGCCAAAGATACCTGGATCCTAAGTTGGGTCGTAGTCAGATTTAACTCATCCGCGATCTCTTTTTCGCTTTTTCCCTCTTTCTTCAAAATATCAATTCTCGAAAGAAAATCTCCGCTATGCTGATACGGATTATCACCAGAACCCCATGGATATCTACCAGAGCGGCGGGGAACGCCGTAGTGCATTAGGTAGTTCATTTCTTCTACATAAGGATTCATAGTTATCACCCCTCGTGCTCACGCAATTCAGAAATCACTTTGTCAAATTGGACAATTTTATCCATAATGCCCAAGATGCGATCAGGCTTTGGATTATGGAAGAGAACTTCATTGTTTTGATAAAGTCTTAACTCTGTTTGAATCTCGCTTGGCTTGATTCTGTATTCCAGGCAGAAAAGAGCGTTGTAAATCTCAAGCTGCTCGATGTGTGCCGGAACAACTCCGCTCTTGTAATCATGAATCCGCAAATATCCATCCCGGAATGAAATCGTATCGGCTGTTCCAAAGCAATTCGGGGAATAAAAAAGAATCTGCTCTGGGGTCATCCGAAATCCAATTCCATCGTTCACATACATATTGAGAGTCTTTTTTGACTTCGGGAGTTTTTGCCCGAGTCGGATGCATTGAGCGGCGAACGCATGAAGCTCGGTCCCTTTTTGGGCGGCAAGGAAGTTTGTGTAAGCACTGGCGACTTTTACTTCATCATAGTTGATCCAGTGATACTTACTGGCACCGAGAAAAGCATGTAGGCCTTCATACCTCGAATGATCGTTGAAGATCATGCAATACCTCCTCTTTGTTTTCTGGGTAAATGAATCTGGAGAATGACATCTCGTTCATAATCCCAACATAATGTTCTTGATTTGGCTGCTTTGCGGCCCTTTTGCTTCTCTTGCATTCGAGAGTGGCCCACTTGTCTTTGTAATAAATTGTGAGGTCTGGAAAACCCTGGATATAGGTTTCATTCTTGGTCACAATACAACCCGGGAAGATTTCTTTCAGCTCTTTGATGAGCTTCGACTGAAAATCACTTTCTCGCATGGACTCACTCCTTTCCGCAAATATCAAAATTAAAAGAGAGAGAACCATAAAATGGCTATTTTACCTCTCTCTTCATAAAAGGGCATGTTTTTTTCGCGCGGCAAAATTTAAAACCAAAAATATCAAAAGCCTATAAGATAATCGAGTGTACAGCCAAGAGCCACAGACAGCTTATATGCTTGCTTAGCCGACGGCATCATCTTACCTTGCATATATTTACTAATCAGCGGTTGGGTTACCCCAATAATTTGGGCAAGATCGCCTTGGCGGATTCCTCGTAAAGTAGCATAATGGCGAACTCTTCTTCCGAACTCTCTCAGCCACCCATCACGAGTGGTAAAATCAACAGCATACAGATCGTTGTAAATATCATCGTAGATAAGAACCGTTCCATCATCGAGTTCGAGAAGCAATTCAGTGGGACTTACTTCCATAGAGGACACAACCCGATCATAGTTTTCATAGCATCTATCTCGCGCATTTTGTAAAACATAGGGGCTCATAAAAACCTCCAAATATATACAATAGGAATATTTTTTATTTGCTGGCCAAATGGCCACTTTTTTTGCTATTTATTATATTTTTGCGTTTTTATAACTATTGTATATAAAAATCAATTTTTTAGGGTAAATAAGAGAAAAAAGTGGGAAAGTGGCCAGAGAGCCCGCAAACCCGCGTAATTGCTGGGTTTTTGCTGGCCAAATCCGTTTTCAAAAGTGGGCAGAAAGTGGGCAAATGGCCACTTTTATTCATAGCTGGTCAAAAGCAACTTGGCCAAAACCCATTTTTATGGACTAAAAGTGGGCAGAAAATTAGACCAAAATATAACTATTGTATATACGACACTTTGGTCACTTTCCACTTATTTTCTCTTCGAGGTTCAGCGTCTCGGCTTAAAAACCCACCGAAATTCATTTCCGGTGAAATTGTCCGAGACATTGATTTCTCCCGTAATATAGAAACCGCAGAGCTGTGCAACTTTGAAGATTACATCAATAAACTTCCGAAATCGCATATACTCTGCGTCTTTTTTCATTACCAAATAGGGCACACAGTCTCGATAGCCCTCGCTGTTTTTCTTGTCTCGAGGATTCACGAATTCCTCCGTAGACGCATCAGTCGACTTAAAAGTCCCAAAATTTTTTATCATTTTATCCAACTCCTTTTAGCAAAAAACATAGGCACCGAAATAGTCAGCGCCAAAACAAGAAATGTACCATCCCCATCCACCAGAACAGGAACCACACCGATGGCCACAAGGCCTATAGCGACCAACTTATTCAACAGCAAATCAAATCTAAACATGACTAAATCCTTTCCTAAAAACACATTTTACAGGCCCTCAGAGCCCATACATAAATCGTTAGCGTAATCTATAACAGAAGCCGCATAATCGCTCACAAGGCCCTCAGAAGCCTTCCTATCGGCATATGCAGAACCTCCATTGTAGGCCATTAACGCCCACTCAACTCCGCGACCACTTCTAATATTTTCGGCAATCAAATCAACACCGACGAGTATATTTTGGTACGGGTCAAGCAGGTCAGAACATCCAAGTCTTTCCATCCGAGCTTGATGCCATCGCGGCATAATTTGCATCAAACCGTAAGCGCATCCCGAATCGCTTGTGGCAACCGAGTCCGCATGGAATCTTGATTCGTGGTAGATCATGGACACAATTAGTTCCGGGGCAACATCGTAGTCCTCACAAATATCAAAGATGTAGTCCTGGAGGTCATGATCCATAGGGACATCGAAGTATGTGTGCTCGGGCGGTTTTGGAGCTTCGGTTACAGGAAGTTCCGCAGAGACAGCTACTGCGGAGGTTCTCTCGACTGATTGCGCGACTTCGAGTTGTATTAGTTGGCTCTCAAGATTTCTGATTTGCCGACCCTGAATAAGGGCGATGGCGGCAAGCATCACAATGCAGATGTTTATTAGCCACATATTATGTTTCATTGGTTTTGGCATCCTTTCTGTAATCATTTAGTTCCGGCTTATTGAGACATGTCCAAATGGCGCACATCAAATTCCAACAAAAAGCCCGGTCATGGGGTTCATCCTTGTCCCCACGCCGGTACTTCAAATAATGCCGAACGGCACTATCAATATAATGATGCACGGGAATGCCTTTCCGCCAGTTATTGTCCCCGTACTTCTTTGCACCTTCTTCAAAGTGTTTGGATACCTCCAGAAGCATTGTGTATTTGTCGGGGAATATCATAAGCGGCTCTGAGTAGGACATTCGTAAAGCTTCATACAGGTAGCTCATAAGCCCACAGGATTGGAAGTTATCGACCTGTGTTAGAACAGGGTCATCCATGTGACCGAGTACGCCTAAGGGCAGAAGGTCACACCGCCCTTTCCCTTCGCAAATATCACGAACGGCTCCGGACTCAAATTTTCGCCGGTTTCCAGAGTCTAAAATGTGCGGGATCTCTGTTGCACTCATACTTGTCACTCCCTCGTAGTAAAAGCTACTTTAATTTCATCTTTGATTGTTTCCTGAATATCCTTCATGGTGATGCGGCCATCAGAAATAGAATCCAGAGTGTAGGAAATGTTTTCCATGAGATATTTAATGTCATCTTTCTCGAAGCCTTGCTTGGAGGAGAGAGAATATGTAACGATCTCTAACATTTCTTTCATTCCGCGTTTTCTTGCGCTGGCCACATCTGCCCAAGTTGCATTTCGTTTCGTTCCCTTAGCCATGGTCTTCATCCCCCATCTGTTTTGTGAGTATTTCCGAGACATCCTTCAAAATATCAAGAGCTACATCCAGACGAATGCCGTGATTGATAAAGACTGTCATAATATCCTTTATAGAGTTTGCCATTTTAGGATCATCGCTCACTGACCCAAAAGCGGCCATTGCCATATTGAGAACCATCTTGTCTGCCGTCATTTGGATAATTTTTTCGATATCAAATTCAATGTTTTCCATCACAGTTTTCCTTTCATTTTTAAGCAAAAAGAAAGAGCCAAGATATTACTCTTGACTCTTCTTATCGGGGTTAGCTCGCCCACACCAAGCCCGGCACCATTCTTTGCATGCTGGGTATGTGGACCATCCGCAGTCGTTGCAAGTTAGTTCTGCTCGTCCGAGATCTGGGATGTCTTCCTCGTAAGGTCGTTTTTCAACAGTCCAAGACCCATCGGGCTTCTGAACCGGGCACGCCATGAATCCCTTAACATGAATGACCTTATCGGACGAAGCCCCTTGTAAGGACTTTGCCATGAACGCACCTCCTTTGCAAATATCATAGCATAGAACTAAGAAAAAGTAAAAGGCCACTTTTGTGACCTCTTACTTTGTTGGAACGAGACCGATTTTATGAAATCAGAATCGTATACCGTTCAAGCAACTCATTGAAGTAGTCCTCGTCTGCTTCTGCTTTGATATGGAACTCGATCTTGCCTCTGTCATTCCTTACGGTTTTGACAGTAGCGCCGAGCCCATCGGCATAAAGCATTCTCAGACATAGCCCAAGCTGCTTGTCGTTTACGGCCAGAAAATATCCCATAAACTCAACCTCCTTTCCATAATAGGAGATGCAATTTTCGCGGAGGTGGGTTTCCCTTAGCTCGCAGAATCGCTTTCAAGCCGCTTCAGAATAATATCAATCCCTCTTGCGCATGCCACAAACTGACGGCTTGTCCATCCACGAGTTGTCATAGCCGGAGTGCCGATTCGAATGCCGCTCGCTTCATTGGGCTTGCGTTTATCTCCGGGAACCATGTTTTTATTCACCGTGATAAGGTACTCATCCAGCTTGTCCTGAGCCATCTTTCCCGTCACATGAGGATGCGTTTCGGAGAGGTCGAGGAGGAACATGTGGTTATCTGTGCCTCCAGTCACAACTTTATACCCAAGGCGAATGAACTCTTCAGCCATCTCTCTAGCATTAAAGCGGACCTTATGAATATAATTCCTAAAGTCTATTGTCAGAGCCTCCTCTGCGCAAATGGCCTTAGCGGCAATTACATTCATATGCGGGCCGCCCTGGATGTTAGGAAATACAGCAGAGTCGATTTTCTTCGCAAGATCCCGTTTGCAGAATATCAATCCACCACGAGGGCCTCTCAAAGTCTTATGTGTTGTGGTCGTGATAATATCTGCCAAGCCAAACGGGGTCTGGTGATCCCCAGCAGCAACCAGGCCAGCAATGTGACTCATATCGACCATAAAATATGGGCAGTAACGGTTTGGATCGTCAAAGTCGAAACTTGTGTACTTGTAAATAATGTCTCGAATTCTCTGGAAGTAAATCTCTCGAGAATAAGCAGAAGCTCCCGCGAGGACGAGCCGAGGCCTGTTGAGACGAATCATCTGTTCCAGATTGTCGTAGTCAATATAGCCGTGCTCATCCAGACCATAGTGACAAATATCATAGGTCTTGCCGGAAAAGCTAACTATCGAACCGTGAGACAGATGCCCGCCGCTATTTAGATCAAGGCTCAGGATTTTATCACCAGGATCCAACACAGCAGCAAATGCCGCCATATTAGCCTGTGTCCCTGAGTGGGGCTGAACATTGACATGATAGCTCGTCTGGAACACCTCTCGCCACTTCTTTTGGCAATATACCTCCAGCTCGTCCGCAACCTGGCATCCACCGTAGTAGCGCTTACCGGGATAGCCCTCCGCGTACTTGTCCGTAAAGACAGACCCAAGGGCATTGCGAATGTCATCGCTGATATAGTTTTCGGAGGCAATCAGTTCGATGCCATTTTTTTGACGCTCCTCTTCTTTGGTAATAAGTTCATAAACATGACTCATCAGTATTCTCCTCCATGTTGTATAACATGTCTTACTCCTTTCCAATAAAAGAATAGGACACCGTGTTTCAGATGTCCTAAATTCTTTAGTTGATTAGTATTACTTCGACGACATATGCCAAATAATTTGGGTCATTCTTTATAGAACAATTCATTTCATCGCACCGATTGATCGCTGCCTGTTTATCAGTATAAGCGCTGTCCGCCCAATGAATGATATTACCGTTACTTCCTGTCGAATGCCCTTGTACGACATATACCATTTTCATGAAATATCAACTCCTTTCATAGAGGAGCGTGTTTAGTTCGCGTCGTCGGTCTCACCCCAGAAATCCAAGAAATTCTGATAGCCCTCTTCTGTGACAAACATCAGACTCGGAAGGTTCTGAGTAGCTTCTTGATGGACTGGCCTCCCTTCTGCAAGTTTTTGCATATCCTCCTCGTCAAATATTATGATTTGTTTAGACATCTTTTACCTCCTGCTCTATGAGATATCTACACTCATGCGGGTTGTCGTCAGAACAGACTTTATTTTTATCCCAATATCGAGGGCACTTACCCAATCGAACATCAGCGCCGCATTTCTCAACAAAAGGGCAAAATTCCTCATAATACGGAAGCTCATCAACTATAAATTTCATTTTTTCTCCTTTTCCATAATCACTTCAGAATATGCACGCAGATAATCATGAACTTCATCAACGAACTTGATGTTTGACGGATCAACACGCTCAATTCGGTCATCGAATTCGATGATACCAAATACCCGTGAATATTGACCACCAGGATGAGAGCCAACCATTATGCCTGGAAAAATTATGTCTCCATATTGCTCCCAGCAATGAAAATATCCAAGCTTTTCTCCCACTTTGCATAGCCTGAGCTCTTTCTTAACAGTAATGTCACTCAATGAAGCCATTACTCTTCTTCTCCTTTCAAAATGTCAACAGCCTCTCGGACTCGGTTCTTGATGGAGATTAAATGCGAATGTAGCTGCTCCATCTCCGGAACAAGACTTACATAGCCGGCAAGGGTTTCAAGACTATTGCAGTCATCCAATAAGTCTTCGATTAATTTTTTATGCTCCATTTTTCTCCTTTCGAAATATCAAGAAGATCACAAAGAGAATGGTCATCGTTACGATAATCCCTCAGCAAGTCACAAACATATGCTTTATCTTCGGACTTATGTTCCAGTAATAGATCTTGGACTTCCAGAATTTCTGAATTGGTTAACGCTTGCTGATTCTGGAGCAAAATATTGCGAAGCCTGTCAGAATCTCTTATGATCTTACAAACATTAGATAATTTCATTTGTCTCCTTTTACTTGTTCAACCGCATCTGCTATCCAATGATAAATATCATCTGACTCCTCGAATTCTTTGTATGCATCCTGACAGTAAAACGACCCGCATAGCCGTAATGGCCCTTCCTTTGAACGAACAGTTATGCTAATTCGATGATCAGCAAAATGGATATCAACTAGAACATTATAATACATAGCCAAGTCCCGAATGGCCATAAGTCCGGTTGATGTGTTCTTAACCACATCTTTATGAAAGTCATAGAAGGCGTCAATAGCTCTAGACATCAGATTTCACCTCTGCGCCCAGTAATAAGTTCGCTATAAGGCAACCCCTCAATCCAGTCACAAAGTGTATGCCACTCGTCGAGCTTGTGGTTCCGACGGGACTTGTAGATGTTCGCCAGAACCTCATAATTGAGCATGATCGTCCGGCGCTGGTTGTAAGAGCTCGGCAGGAGCTGGATCATCTGCCACCAATAATCCTTGTTGTTGGTTTCAAGGAATTTTTTGCGGCATTTGTTTAGCATATCTATCGTCAAATTCATTACATCTACCGAATCCTTAAGTAATGAACCGAGAATATCGCCGTCCTCATCACTATATTTCAGACCGATCAATGGAATATCAGTATGACTTAAATCGGTTGTTTCATCCAAATGAAGCAAATGTTCATGACTGAAATCCTCCAGCGTAAACTCCTTTGCTGCAATCTTGTGCATCGTAGAGCATGAGTTGGCAACCGTGCCTACCTTATAGGTATCGAACTCCTTCCACCAATACAGCGGAGCCGTAATATCAAGATACACCGTAATCATCCGCATGAACTTGCGATGGTCTGTACCGGCGTTGCGAAGATTTTGCATGAGTTTTTGGTCGTCGGGCCCAACTTTCAGTTCACAATACCCTTCATAATCAGTATCAACCAGAATATCATTGTTACCAACGCCGTCCGTAGTCCAACCGCTATCACTCTTTTCCCAAGAGTTCATCGGGTTGCGCATACCTCTGATGGCAGCTTCCCAGCCGATAACTTCGGTGTTTTCAATTTTCAGCATTTTTCTCCTCCCGCAACTTAGAAGTCATGAATTTTTCAAACTCGTTCATACATTCTGGGCATAAATCCATAACCCACTCAGAATAAGCATTCATTGTTCCACCGAGAGCATCTCTTTGAATTTTTCTTATTGCATTGCTTTGCGATTTATTGCCTTTCGGATAATGCTCGTACAATTTTCTGCACCTATCACATTTCTTTGCCATTGCCATCGTTTTTCTCCTTATTGATGATTTTCACTTTGTATCCGAGCTCTTTCTCAATCTCATCGAGAGTCATTTCTCTGGAAGCATATTCTGTGATAATGTCAAAATAGCAAGCCGGTGTTTTGACTCCTCGCTCACTTGCAAGACCACAAACAGACTCATATAAAGGCATCGAATCGTTACAAGTTATATAAGGGTGATCTAATGCAAATTGGCTATTTGGAAAGTAGGATATCCGGTTATTAACATACGGAACGCACCCCTGAGCAAATGGCACCGCGGCTTTTGGAATCACAACAGTATGCTTACCCTTTTTATCTTCATATGTATAGATGAGCTTAAGATACCAGCGCCCATCATCTGTAAAAGGGATAATGCTAGTGAGCTCAGCATTGTTTTTACCCATTAAATATCAGTCCTTTCAAAATATAATCATGCCCAGTGTTTCGTCTCTTTCAGAAGCTCGCAATTACTGGTGAAGACCCAACGAAAATACCCGTCTTTAGTTACAACAAGAAAACGATCTCTAGTTGAGTCTACAAAATATACTGGAGAATTATGCGAACAACCATGCTCGTCATACCAGCGTACATAAATATCAGGCATCATTATTGCTCCTTTTCAAATGATTATAAAGAGCTTCACAGTGCCGCCGATGCTCGCATTCAACAATTGTATCGCCAAATACACGGGTATCACCAGACAGACTGGCAAATTGCGCCGGCTTCTGTGCTACTTGAGGATCAAAATCGGTGCAGTCCTGACAATACTCACGAATATCAAGTTTAATCATTAGTATCCTCCTTTTCGGAATATAATTGTGTATAGACCTGATTGTCGTCTCTAATCGGTTCAAGACCAAATGATTGTCGAATCTCATTGAACGTCATCGGCTCGTTTTTCAGCCAGTTGGAAAGAGAAATTAGACATTCCGGACATAAATCGAAATATCTACGACTAACTACTTTGGTATTCTGCTCATCACGGTCAATTAGACTAAGCCCATTAACGATTGCTCCACGAATATCCATGTCTTTTGGCTCGTATAGGTTTCTGCACCGATCACACTTCTTAGCAAGCGCCATTTTTACTTTCCTTTCTAAGCTTCTTTGCTTCGCGCAGCTTGTCGTCAAAGTTCATGCTATGTGGGCATCTGTATGTGTTAAGCTCACAGAAAATGCACATTCCTCCTCCGCTCAGAATCCAGCAGCGGTTAGCCAAAGCCTTCATGTCTTCGAGCTGAGCGTTACAGCAGTTACGGAGATGCTCTGTGTCTTTATGGTATCTCTTCTTCAGACTTGCAAGATCTCGCTTCAGTTCTTCGTTTTCCTTTGTGGCGTCTGAGGCCATCGCCTCGCGCAATTCGTTAAGATTCATTGCTTTCTACTCTCCCATTTTAATAAATATGCCGTACTCACCATTATCGCCAGCAAGAGTTTTGCGATTCAGAAGAGCCATAATATCTTCTATCGAAAGTTCGAATGTAGTGTTCCCCCAGCACGACTCATTCGACTTTACTTCTTCTTCGTTGTTACAAATAATGAATGTGTTAGCCATTGTTTTTGTTCTCCTTTCAGAAATAAGAAACGCCCTGGACCGCATCACACAATCCAGGGCTTTCGTGGTTATTTTAGTAATCGAACTCAGTCAGGTCATTCCAAATATCAATCAGAGATTTTCCATCGAAGATCTTCGCGTTCAAAACATTTTCAACGGAATCGACGGTAACATCATTGTCACCATACCACATGTTGTACTTGGAACATCCCAACGGGTCAACTCCGCAAGAATATCCGTTATAATCGAAGCTAACACAGACAATAAGATTGGATATATGGTGTACAAAAGAATCGAGTGTCATACCGATTCACCCTCCTTACCAAACACTGGCGAAGTGCGTAATGAGGCCGGTGACACCCAAGGCCCATGTGCTAATCAGTAACCAGTGGATGTTGTTTTTATAGCACAGCTTGCAGGCGATCAGCATGGTTAAAGCAACAGTGATAAATATGCATAAAGCAAATATAATTGTTGTAATCATGCATTACCCTCCTCGTAATTCACCGGCTTGTGAGAATATAAGTTCACAGGATTCTCAAGGCACTCGTCGCAAGGATCGCTGGACTCAGGAATATTCTTGTTTTTGCACATTTTGCAGAACTGGTCAAAATAGACTTCCTTACACGCATTAGTCTCCATAAATACCTCCCGTTCTAAACGCCCTCTCGATTCTTTCGTTTAGTTCCTCCATCATGCCAAATAACCCTACCCTTGGTAACTGAATAACCGGCACGTTGTCTGTTGTCGCAATCTTATCCTCCGCCGCAAATGTCTTAAAAAGCTTATGGAACAGTGCAGATTCATTGCCACAAAGCTTTTTGACGACCGCCATGGCGAAGCCTTTTTCGGGGTCGTAAATATCAGTCTCGCAGCACTTTACGACCGTCTTTGTCTCATCCTCCCAGAGAATGATGGTCGCCGGAGGATTGTAGATGACTTTACGGATCTCAGGAATGAAGTAATGACCGTTTAGAGAACTATAGACTTTTTTGGTGGTCATAATATCACGATCGCAATACTCATCAAAGCAACGGTTGGCATGTATCCATGCGTCAATAAGATCCTGTTTTTTCATGCTGTTCTCACCACCCCTCCATTTACAGGACGCACACCAACAGATCCAAACTCGGAACAATCGGGGTAAGTCAGATTCTCGACATACGCCAGCGGGCAGCCGTCCTGAATATCCTGTTTATCTGCACTCCACTCCTCCATTTCAGTAGAAACATAGAGGAGAGTGAGCATACGACCAATCTCCGTATTATTGTTGATGACATGGTATACGAGGTACCCTGTCTGATTTTTGAATTTCTGGACG